AGAACCCAATAAACCTTATTTTGATCAAGAAGGAGCATTAGTTTTTGCACCAGATCAAGTAGATCGTTTAGGTTATTATGGACCTGGTTTTGCTTATGGCGGTGATGTAAACAGAGCTGTTATGAACGGACAAAACGGAATGTCTGCAAGTGATAAGATTGATAATCGTATTATGAAAAATTTAGAGTTTCAAAATAAATATTACATGGGTGGACGAGNAATGTCTACTTATGATAAACTTAGATCAATTGCAAATTCAATAGCGGAGGGCTAATGGAAAAAGATTTTAGTTTACGTAATGTAGTATGGTTTTCTATCATACTTATTAGTGCAGGTAGTGTATATGGAATGATGTCTCAAAAGCTTCAAGCCATAGAAAATAAACAAGCCATGCTTGAAAAAACTATTTTGCAAGACATTCCTGAAATAAAAGAAAGAGTCATTAGACTCGAAGTTTTATTAGAACAAGCTATTAATCGAAAATAATTTTTCTAGCGTCTTCACCCATAACCTGACTAGCTAAATCNATTTTATTATTTAAAGCTTTAACAATTTTTTCATCTATTGTTCCCTCTGCAATTAAATCAACATATGTAACTTTATTTGTTTGACCAATACGATGTGCTCTATCTTCCGACTGCATTCGAACTTCTAAACTGTAATCATTACTATAATAAACGACAGTATGAGAAGAAGTAAGAGTGAGTCCATAGCCTCCTGTTTTTGGATTTCCGACAAAAAATCGTAAAGGGTTTTCGTTATCTTGAAAACTATCCACAATAAGCTGACGGTCACTATCTGGCGTATCACCGTAATATGACGCAACAGATTCTTTACCATATAAATCACCTATTCCTTTCTCTATTGTTTGTATGTCGTGCCTGTAAACAGCCCATATAATTACTTTACCGTTTGTCTCTTCCAAAACATTAAGAAGTTCTTGTAAACGATTGTTTTTTAAAGGCACAACTTCGCCATCATCTGATTTAAAATGACCGCAAGTAATTTGATGTAATCTAATTATCTGAGTTAAAACCGTAGCAGCGCTCATCATTTTATCATCTTGTAGAAATGTTAAAGCAGATCTTTTCATTTCCACATATGCTTTTAACTGTTCTGCTGTCATGGTCACGATTCTTTTAGTGTAAATTTTTTCAGGTAAATCTAAACATTCTGACTTTAAAATTCTTGTAGAAAAAGATTTAATTTTTTCTTGTAACTCATCTAGTCGTTGATATTTAACGATATGTTGAAACGAATGAGTGCCCACGGACCTCTGAACAACGACCGCATATCTAGCTCTAAAACTGTAATAGCTCTGTTGTTCTATAAGATATGGATCTAAAAACTGTATTTGACTAAATAAATCCAAAGGTGATTTAGTTACAGGAGATCCTGTCATAATTCTTTTATACTTTGCAACGTTTGATAATTTTAAAATATTCTTNGTTCTCTTAGCGTTATGATTTTTTATGGTAGTTGATTCATCTACACAAACAAAACCAGCAGTTCTAAGTAAAAAACTATAGGCNTATTGATAACCTTTTGGGGTTTGAAAAGCTTCAACATTCATAATTAAAATAACTAGGTCATCAGTAATAGCACTAATATGAGCAAGGTCAGTTAAGTCTTTTTTCTTTGGGGAAGAAGCCCATACAGCGCAACGATAAGTAATATGATCAGGTAAATGTGTCTCTAATTCATTACGCCAGTTTCTTTTAATACCGTTAGGTGCGATTACTAAAGCAGAATTAATTTTGCCTTTATCATACAATATNGCCATGTTATCAATGGCTACCTTAGTTTTACCAGTACCCATCTCCATAAACAAAGCCCAGTTTTCTTTGTTCCAACTTTCATTCAATGCGTTCAATTGATGTTGAAACGGTTTCGTTTTAAATCTATAATCCATAATTACTTTCTAAAAAGTAATATTAATACTTGCAAAATTAAAAATCAAGAGGTAAATATATGGGAACAGAAAGATGATACAGAAAAAATCAAAAGTTTATTTAGTGCAAGAAAATCCCTATGTGAATGTTTTAAGCGCTGAGGAGTACGGTCAAATAGAAATATTATTTGATAGTGGACAACAAATTATGTTTAGTCCTCAACCAGCTATTAGAAAACTAAGAAGAAAACTCAAAGATTTTTGTGATGAAGACTATCTATTGATGATGGGAGATCCTGCCGCAATGGGTATTGCATGTTGTATCGCAGCTGATATAAATAGAGGTAGATTCAAGATACTTAAGTGGGATAAGAAAGAACGAAGATATTATCCAGTAAGTATTAATATTAATGAGAAAGGTGAAATAGATGAGTCAGATAGACTTTGAAAATGATGCAATTACAAACATCAAACAAGATGATTTAAAAAGCATATCAAATTTATTACAAGAACAATTAAAATTAGAAGAGTTAATAGAGTCTTTAGAAGATACACTAAAGATGCAAAAAGAAAATTTAAGAAAACTTTCTGGTGAGACTATTCCAACAGCCATGGCTGAACTTGGATTAACTTCGACAGAAATGTATGACGGATCAAAAGTAAAAGTAGTTGAAGACGTCTACGTATCAATACCCAAAGACCCCGCAAAACAAAAAGAATGTTTTGAATGGTTAGAAAATAATGGTTTGGGTGACATTATAAAAAGCAATGTTGGTATGAGTTTTGGTAAGGGAGAAGGCAATAAAGCTAAACATTTAGAGGAAACCATTAAAGAAATGGGTCTTATCCCTGAAATAAAAGTTTCAGTGCATCCTTCAACACTGAAAGCTACTATTAAAAAGTGGCACGAAGAAGGAAAATCTATCCCGGACAATAAATTTAATTTGTTCATCGGACAGAAGACTAAAATAACAAGAAAAACATAAAGGAGAGAAAATGACAAACGCAGTCAAGAAAAAAGAACAAACAAATATTGTTACTTTTGACCCTAGCGTCTTTGAAAATGACGCAGGTAATGGCCTTAGTAATCTAGGTGCTGATGATTTATCTATCCCTTTTTTACGAATACTTAGTGATACTAATGATGAAGTAAAGAAGAGATCGCCTAAATTCATCGAAGGTGCTGAGGTAGGTATGATCTACAATACCTTAACTAAGGATCTGTACGACGGAGAAGTCGGTGTGCAAGTAATACCTTGTGCCTATCAACGTCAGTACATTGAGTGGATGGATAGGGGTAAAGGTACAGGTGCGCCTGTAAACATTCATCCAGTATCAAGTGATATCATGAGTAAAACAACTCGTGATGATAGTAACAAAGACAGATTACCTAACGGTAATTATGTTGAGGANACAGCTAATCACTACGTCTTAGTCGTCAACAAAGACGGAACATACGCACAAGCTTTGATAGCCATGAAAAGCACACAAAGAAAGAAATCAAAAAGATGGAATTCTTTGATGCTTGGTCTGAAGCTAAAAGGTAAGAACGGTATGTTCAATCCTCCATCTTACTCTCATGTTTATAATTTATCTACAGTAGCTGAATCTAACGATTTGGGTAATTGGTTTGGTTGGGATATCAACAGAGTTGGTCCCGTAGAATCAGGCGATTTGTACAACGCTGCGAAGAGCTTCGCAATAAGTGTTGACAAGGGTGAAGTAAAAGTTAAACATGAAGAGGACAGTATGGATGCTGAGAATACTCCTTATTAAGTAAATAACTAACTAGCGAAATGGGGGTGCTGGGTTATAGGCCCCCATTTCAAAAAACGAATGAGAAAGAGAATTGATGGACGACAAAGAAAAATTTATACAGATATTCAGCGGACTTGACCGAGCCTACGGTCAAACTCAAAGTCGTTCAAAAAATGAGTCAGGTAAATTAGAAGCAAAGTCCTGGATTGAAAAAGAAAATTTAACAAAACAAAAATGGATTGATCACTTAGAAGGTAGAGAGCCTAGTCTCGGTATNATACCGATCAAAGATGATAACACNTGTACATGGGGAGCGATTGATATTGATTCNTATGATGGCTTAGATCACAAAAAAATAATAGACAAGATTAAGACAAAGAACTTACCTTTGATNGTTTGTAAATCAAAGAGTGGTGGTGCTCATATATTTTTATTTGTAAGAGAACCAGCACCTGCTAAAGAAATGCAGATGAAGCTGACTGAAATAGCAGCGTGGTTAGGGTATGGCGGTTGTGAAGTATTTCCAAAACAAATTGAACTAAACTCAAAAGGAACAGGTAATTTTTTAAACTTACCGTATAACCATCCTGAATACCCAACTCGTTATGCGTTTAATGACGAAGGTGAGTCTTTAATTGAACTAAAAGAGTTTTGTATTTTTTATGAAACTAAAGTTATTGACAGCATCCGTGAAATAAAAGTAGAGAAACCAGTTAGTCAAAACAATAAAGATGATTTCAAAGGTGCTCCACCTTGTTTACTGACTCTTGCTGAACAAGGATTTAACGAAGGATCACGGAACATGGCCCTGTTTCAAATGGGTATTTACTTACGAAATAGATTTCCTAATGAATTAGAAGACAAGTTAGACGCATATAATGCAAAGTATTTCAAACCGCCTCTACCTAGTAGAGAAGTTCAAACTATTTATAAACAAGTTCAAGATAGTAAATACTTTTACAGGTGTGAAGAACCTACATTTAAAGCAGTATGTGAAAAGATTAGATGTCAATCACAAAAGTTTGGCATAGGTAATGCAGGTAAAGACGACATNACTAGTCTAAAAAAATGGGTATCAGATAATCCTATGTATGAATTAACACACAACGGTAAAGTAATTATATTGAGTGTTGATCAACTGAGTAGCCATGCTGAGTATCGTAAAGCCTGTATTGCACAAGCGGATATCAGTCCTCGACCGGTCGCTCCTGCTGTTTGGGCAGACATGGTAGATGGTTTATTAAAGAACATGGGTGAAGGGGATTTCATACAATTACCTGGTGAGGTATCATTGAAGGGTCAATTCTTAAATCAATTACAAATATTTATAGAAAACAATAAAGGTGCAAAAGATAGACAAGACGTTTTACTNGGACAAGTATTTGAAGTAGAAGATTATTTCTTTTTTAAACCACAAGTATTCAGAGATTTTTTAAAAGCAAAGAGATTCAATAAACTTTCCGATTCNCATCAATATAAATTATTTTCAGAGTTTGGTGGTAAGACAGCAAAGTTGAAAGTAATAAATAAATCAGAACATGTGTGGAAGATACCTAATAACATTTTAGAGACTGAATACAAAGTAAGCGAAAAAGATTTTAAAGAGGAAGATCCTTACTAATGCATAGACACATAGTCATTGGACCGCCTGGAACAGGAAAGACAACCTACCTCAAGAATAAGGTCAAGTCTTTAATTGAAGAGGGTTTATGCAGTTCGAAGGAGGTAGGTTATTTTAGTTTTACAGTAAAAGCAGCAGAAGAGATTAGAGACAGGATAGCACAGAGCTTTGGTCAAGATTACGACAAAGAGGCTATGAAAGTATTATTCCCTTTCTTTTCAACTTTACACTCGCTGGCTTATAAAAGATTACAGTTAAGTCAGGAAGACATCATGGATGATTTTGACTATAGCGAATTATCTCGGATCACGGGCCACGAATATGTCAATAAAATGCGTAAAGGTAACGGTGTAGATATATCTATGCCTACAGCAAAGAGTGAGTATCAAGATATAATTAACTTAGCATATGCAAAGTATCCAGATAAAGACAACAGATTAGATTTAGTATTTAGAGAGACTAAATTAAATAATTATGGAGCTCGTAANATGATCGAGCAAATGGAGATAGACTTACGNAAGTTTAAACAGGATAGAGGTAAGTTTGAATATGTAGATTATTTCACAGAATTCTTAAAAAGAAAAAATCCTCCTAAATTAAAATATTTATTTATAGATGAAGCACAGGATTTATCTGCACAGCAGTGGAAGGTAGTAGATATGATACAAGAACACTCCGGCGCTATAGAAACTTATGTAGCAGGAGATGATGATCAAGCTATTTTTAGATGGGCAGGGGCAGACATAGAACATTTTATTGATATGGCACACCCAGATTCTAAAAATACTATCATTCCTTTGACACAATCTTACAGAATCCCACCTGAAGTGCACCATTTGGCTACAAAACTTGCAGGATCTATATCAAAGAGGATTCCAAAAGAATATTTGCCAACAGATCATACAGGGAAAAGACAAATACACACTGTACGGTCCTTAAATCAAGGATTATCGCATGGAGAATGGCTAATTTTGTGTAGAACGCACGAAATTGTCAAACAAGTGTGTGAATCTCTCGAAACTTACGGTTGGTTGTATAAAAGATATGGTCAGTCTGTTGTAAGCTTAAATTACATAGAAGCTATCAAAGCCTGGACTGCTTTACAGAACGGTAAATCAATTTCAGGCATACAATGTGATATTGTTTACAAGCATATGGATAGCACTCGTATCAAAAGAAACTATGGTGTATTCAAAGGTCAGCCTGATGGAACATTTGATCTTGAAACTCTTATTGCAGATTTTGGTTTAAGAGATTATATTAAAGTATCTAGTGATAAAGAAGTAAGTGTAAAAGAAATAGCTTGGTATGACATGTTAAATTCAAAAGGATTACAGAAAAGAATAAATTATTTACGTGCCGTCATGCGCTCAGGAAATAAATTAGACTCTACTCCAAGAATAGAAGTGTCAACTATTCACGCATCGAAAGGTGGAGAAAGACAAAAAGTTATGTTGCTTACAGATTTATCGTATGGTCCTTATTCTTCATACACTGAAAGTCAACAAGGTAGAGATGATGAAGCAAGAGTTTTTTATGTAGGAGCAACAAGAGCAAAAGAAGAATTACATATTGTACATAGAACAGAAGGACAGTTTGAATATGAACCGATATTTCATTATGAAAGGAATATTGATGCTAACTAAAGATTTTTTAGACGAAGCCATTAGGCTTACAAGTAATGACCGTAATAAAGATTATGGTGACATATTAGAAACACATGAGAACATTGCTGCGTTGTGGTCCGCTTTCCTCCGCAAAAATATATCAGCCCATGACGTGGCAATGTGCATGGCCTTGGTAAAGGTAGCTAGGTCTATGCACAAACAAAAAGTAGACAACTATGTCGATGCTGCCGCTTATTTAGCGATCGCTGGGGAGATTAGTGAAAGAACAAAGTAACTGGTTTCCTAAGGTTCATCGCATGCCTAGTGAATGGGTAATGCCAGATCACTTTCCAGATTTATCAAGCTACGAAGAAATAGCAATTGACCTGGAGACAAGAGATCCCGGTATTAAAGATAGTGGACCAGGTTATGTTAGAGGTGAAGGCGAGGTTGTTGGTATTGCTGTTGCTGTAGACGGTTGGCAAGGTTATTACCCCATCGCCCACGAAACACCGCCCAACATGGATAAGAAGGTTGTTATCAAGTGGTTACGCAAACAATGTTCTTATGAAAATGTCAACTATATTTTTCATAATGCGTTTTATGATGTGGGTTGGTTAAAAACTTTAGATATTGACATTGCAGGTAAAATAATTGACACTTTAATAGCCGCACCATTAGTAGATGAGAACAGGTTTCGTTTTGACTTAAACTCATTAGCAAAAGAATATCTACAAGAATCAAAAGCGGAAACCCAACTCTACGAAGCGGCTAAAGCATGGGGACTAGATCCTAAGTCCGAAATGTGGAAACTCCCTGCTAGTCATGTCGGACAATACGCAGAACAAGATGCTGCCGTCACACTTCGTTTGTGGCATTATTTTAAGCCAGAGATAATTAAACAAGAGCTCATTAATATATTTGAGCTAGAAACAGATTTATTCCCTGTTCTTTTTAACATGAAGATGAAGGGTGTAAGAGTAGACGTAGACAAAGCAGAAAGGGTAAAGAGTGATTTACAAAAGCAAGAGAATAAAATCTTGGCTTCAATCAAGAAGCTCTCAGGTCAGAATGTGGAAGTATGGGCTGCAGCTAGCGTGTCAAAAGCATTTGATGCACTTTCGATTCCTTATGAACGCACACCAACAGGTCAACCGAAGTTCGATAAAAACTTTCTATCAAGTCATGATAGTCCTTTGGCAAAGATGGTGGTGGAAGCCAGAGAAATTAACAAAGCAAGAACCACGTTTATAGACACGATCTTAAAACATTCTGTCAATGGACGTATTCATGCAGAGATACATCAAATGAGATCCGATCAAGGTGGTACTGTAACCGGTCGATTTAGTTATAGTAATCCTAATCTTCAACAAATTCCTGCTAGAAACGCCATACTAGGCCCTATGATCAGGTCTTTATTTATACCAGAAGAAGGATGTGACTGGGGTATCTTTGATTATTCACAACAAGAGCCTAGACTAGTTGTTCATTATGCTGCTTTGACGGGTAATACTTCAGGTGGATTGCCAGGTGCTACCGAGTTTGCTGACGCATATACCACGGACCCCGAAACAGATTTTCACACGTTAGTTAGTGACATGGCAGGGATTGATCGTAAACAAGCTAAAACAATTAATTTAGGATTATTTTATGGCATGGGTAAGGGTAAACTAATGTCTCAATTAGGATTAAACTTAGAAGATGCATCTGANCTACTTGCTACNTATCATGAAAGAGTTCCTTTTGTGAAACAGTTGATGAATAGAACAATGTCATCAGCAGGTAAAAAAGGTTTTTTAAGAACTTTATTAGGTAGGCGTTGTCGTTTTGATTTATGGGAACCTACCAATGAATGGGGATCAAAGGCTTTACCTTTAGTAGAAGCACAAAGAGAATACGGTGAGCATATGATTAAAAGAGCTTGGACATATAAAGCATTAAACAGATTAATTCAAGGATCTGCAGCAGATCAAACAAAGAAAGCCATGGTAGAACTAAACAAAGAAGGTTATCTTGCACATATACAAGTGCACGATGAATTAGACTTTAGTGTAGGTAAGTGTGGTAAAGATGCAAAAAAAATTAAAGAGATAATGGAAACTTGTGTTGAACTTTTAGTTCCTAGTAAAGTAGATGTAGAACTAGGAGACAATTGGGGTAAAGCAGGTGAGTAAATGAAAAAAAGAATACACGTCAACCAACATAAAATAAGATCAAACATGAAAAATAAAACGAAAGATCCTGTAATTACAGTTAAGACATCAAAGTCAAATAACTATGCACACGAAGTCAAAATAGAAGGCCCTTCAAAAGTTATTTATAGTCCAGATAAACCTTTGGCATGTGGAGCTAAAGTATGGATAGAAACAGATGAGAAAGTTGTTTTAGATAATGGCTTGTGTCTGGAAAAATAAATAATAGATCTGCAAGAATAACACAAGTCTTTTCAAAAAACTTTGCGTATAACCTACGCATGATGAATTTAACAGACCGTGCTAAGAATCACTTTCTAAACTTCTTTAGTAATATATTTTCTGATAAACAGGAAAATGGAGTAATACAATTCTGTAAAGCAGAGTATGGTAAAGAATGGGAACACGCATATATTTGTTGGTTAGAAGACGGACAATTCCCAAATTACATACGAAAAACCCTTTAAAATAGCCATTATTTAGGGTGTTGACAGTCCCAAATAATTATATATAGTGTCCCACATATTCGGTGATAAAATCTAATTAATTTTATCGGCTGACTGAACAACTCTTTAACAGAGGGGTAAAGTACACTTGAGATGAAGTATGGGCAAATGCCTGAGGTACTCAAGGGTGGTTGTNAGTAGACATGTATGAAATGTTCATCTGTAGTCGAAAGCTTGTGGGTAATAAACTAGTCCCACGCCTTTACCGGATATTTAAGAAAGGATAATATGACTACACTAAAACCAGACTACGAAGCCGTCTTCAAAGAAGGTTTTCGTTTAGGTCTTCGTTTAACAAGGGCTAAGGTTAATCACGAGAAGGCTCGTGAGTGTGAAAAATTAAATGACGCTTTCATGGCTGACTTTTATAAGCGTAATGCTAAAAGGTGGCGAGAACTTGCTGAAAATGCAGGGCGTAAATTTACTCCATCCGTGGCCCACGAAACAAATCAATTAAAATTAGATCTAGGAGACACAGAGCTTCTGGATGCTAATAATACATTCGAAAGGAAAAAAGCGTGAATACACAAAAATTTAAATCGGTAGCTGTTAAGATCGACACCTATCGTAAACTTAAAGTACAAGCAGAAGAAAACAACCGATCGGTCGGTGGACAGATAACGGAATTAGTAGATAAAGAATTTAAAAAATCTAAGAGAAGGAAGGTAGCTTGAGCATAGCAAAAATTAGTTGGTCTTTTGATAACGAAACAGAAACGCTTACTATTTTAAAAGTAGATGGTATGGCTTTCCCTGTTGCGCAACCNGATAAGAAAGGAAAGATNGTTCCATTAAAAAATAATTCAAANGCTTTTCACACTCATATGATGAAATACCGACCAGGTACAACCATCACTTTAGACGAGTTCTGTAAAAACCAAGATTATTATGGTATCATGTATTCTATTGTAGATTTAAACACAGTTGAGGGTCTTCAATTGAATAANACACAGTTAACAATTAACGTCTGAAGAAAGGAGTNGTGGAGTGAGTTTGGGAAAAAACAATATTATTTGTCCTACATGTAAAGGTAATGGTTACGTACGTCTCTCGTGGGAAGGAGACGATGTAATAGAACAATGCGATACATGTCACTCGCAAGGTGAAATTTCTGAAATAAGAAAAAAGGCATTGAAAAAGTTTCAGAAGTTAAAAGAAGACAAAGAATGGGCTTTGGCCGCTTCGATGTACGAAGATTACCACGAAACGCATAACGAAGACTAATATTGCGTTTTTTCCCATTTTAGGCTATAATTTTAGTCTTAACGGATGCCCTTGTTAAGGAGTCTCTCCATACAAGGGCATTTTACAAATAGACAATGGCCTTTGATTATAAAGAAAAACTCGCACAACGTGATTTACTGGACAGTTTACTGGCTACAGAGACCACGGACCACGAGCACAAGGCATGTTTAGAACTAATGGATGCATTATACTTTAAGAAGGATCTACCTGAAAATGTCATACTGTTTCCATTTCACAAGGTGAGAAGGATAAATGTCCCAAATAAACCTACCAAACAGTCCCGTAAGAAAAATATCTAGCTGTCCCAAATGTGGCGACGTCACAGTAAAATTNTACAATCCTATATACGATACGAGATACACTAAAGAAGAGTGGGATTGGGTTATGACAGAAGGAGAAGAAGCTTTAGGCAAGATTGTTAGGCATATTGTTGAAGATCCTAAACAATTTCCATAAATCGGGTTCTCTATAGATGTTTTCTGTTAGATAAAATAAAAAATATTTTACAAAACTAGAGGTAACCTAGGTAACCAAGTAACTTTTCAAGTATATCAACAATAATAAGGTTACTTGAACAATATTTACAGGTAACCAGAAGTAACCTAGTCATAGCGATAACAGGTAATAAAAAATTTCGCTTTTAGCGTGATTTATGGTAAAAATCTACTATTGTAAAAGGTATTTATGAGTGAGAGTAATTTAATAGTACCAGAGCCTTTATCAGATACTTTGTATCATCCTAAGATAACAGGTAAGCAAAGAAAGTTCATTTTACTTTTAGTGCATTCTGAAGGTTTAAAAACAGGATCTCAATGTGCGATTGAAGCAGGTTACGCACCGGGATCTGCTGTTGTAAGAGCTTCGGAATTACAAAACCCAGAGAGGTATCCAATAGTTGCAAAAGCAATTGAACATGAACGAAGAGCTATTGTTGAAAGATATAAATGCACACAAGAAAGATCTTTAGCTACCTTAGCAAGAATAAGAGATAAAGCTAGCGAAGCTGGTAATTGGAATGCTGCTGTTGCTGCAGAAACTAGAAGAGGTCAGATAGCTGGATTATATGTAGATAAAAAAGAAATATTAACAGGCACGATAGATTCCATGAACAGGGAAGAGGTACAAGCAAAGTTACAACAGTTAAAAGAGCAGTTTAGTATTGAGGTTGATTACCAGGAGATAAAAGATTTAAAACAAATAACAAAAAATTAGTTGACATAAGATTAAATGGGAGTAAGATTTAGAAAGTTTAAAAAGAAAGGGAGAAAGATGAAAAGGTTTTTGTTAGATTTATTATTTCCTACGTTAAAGAAAAATCGTAGTTTAATTTGGCATCATATCCACAATGTCGCATCTTGTGGTGTTGCAGGGTATAATGCAAGAGATAAAAAAACACCAATAAGGAGGCAAGATGACTACTAGAAATTTGCAAGAACAAATTGATTCAATGCGTGAGTCTTTTTCAAATAGAATAGCTTCTTTAGAAAAAAAAGTCAGAGAGCTACAAGATATTAGAAGCAATCCTGCAACAAAGAAAGAGTTGCGAGATTATATTGCTTGGTCTATGGCCAAGAGAATACAAAACAGGAATGTAAGGAGAAAGAATAATGGAGCAAAAGTATCACAAGAAACAGTCAATACCGCTTGATATAAANATGAAAGATGTCAGTCTTGACATCGGTCCTAAGTGGTGGGAGATATTTCCCATACTCATAGTCNTTGGCGGCATCAAAGCATTTATCATAATTGTTGCAATTNTGTATCTGTTTAGGTGGTTTTTTGGGTGAAGCCAGAGAGTAAATTTTGGAAGGAGGTAAAAGAAAACCTACCTGATATATTTTGGACAAGGCATGAAAACTGGGCTATGCCTGGTGTACCTGATGTCTATGGAATTAAAGACGGAATATCATTTTGGGTAGAGTTGAAAGTAATAAAGAGTAATAAATTAAATTTAAGGCCTCATCAAATAATGTGGAATTATAAGCATAGTTTATGTGGCGGAAGATCTTTCATTATGGCCAAGGCCCTCCCTCAGAGATTACTTTATATCTTTGATGGATCCTTGGTCCGCTGCATTGCGGGAGAAGGAACCCGAACCGAGCCCAAATGGACGTTTA